TTGAGCGCTTTAACGCCAGAAACCCATACGTTTGGGTGTAGCGTCTTAGGTCTAAACAGTTTGTTGTTTGCGCAGTGATTTCTAAACTCATCACCAAGCACAATGGGCTTTTTTGTAAGTAGGTCTTCAGCCAGTCTTATGTATTCTTCTACAAAAGCAGGTTCAGTTTCCGCCGCTTTTTTCCAGCACTTGTCTGCGAGTGCCAACGCATTCTCCATTCGTGGTGTCATCTAACGCTCCAATTTGTTTTCAGGCAGCGATAATAACACACAGCTTGACTTTGTCAAGTACAGGCGTAAAAAAACCGCCCGAAGGCGGTTAGGACTTACCCTAACAAATGTTAGGCAGAGGGGTTGGCAGATTACGTGCCCCCCGATCACGTTTGAAGTTGAGTGAAGCCAATTTATTCAAGGGGGAACTTCACCCAAAGAGACACCGTCACATCTGCCAGCTAGGTCGTCCCCCAATCAATCTATCCCCCAATCTTTAAGCCTGTGCTATCGCTCGTTCAAGATACCACTTGGCTTTCTCCAAGTCTTGCTTGCGGCTACCCTTGTGGTCGGCTCGGCTAATGTACTTTACAGCATTACCCAAGTGATAGGATAAACCTTTTGCCTCGATAAAGTCGATAGTTTCCATACCACCTACTTTGTAATGAGCGGGGTGATTCACTGGGTCGGCTTGTGGCTCTTCCATTGTGATTGGCGTGTTGCTTGAGAACAATGCAATGCGCTTCATCTTAGGTTCTCTAAGTATCTTGGCTTTCTGCTTCGCATACTCCGCTGTTGAGATGCCCAGTCTGTTGGCTACCTCTACCTCAGAGCGTTGAAGAACAATCTTTTTCGCTTGTAGTCTTTTCCTGTCGGCGTACATGGTTTGATGTACGTATTGCGCTTTTAACTTCAATGTTTGCGCTATCTCCTTTGCACTTGCTTCGGGATGAGCAAAAATGTAGTTGCGGATTTTTTGTGCGTTACTCAGTTTCTTTGCCATTGTTAGCTCCTTGCTGTTGGCTGTTTACATACTCGGTAAGAATTTCACGAATCTTGGCTTGCTTTGAATACGCATGGTTGGTGTTGAAGTAATCCATCACCTCCCTTGATAGTCGCAAGCTCGTATTGAAAAGGGTTGGCTTCTTACTAGGGCCTCGTCCTTTTCGTTTTTTAGTTTCCTCGGTCATTTGGTTTCCTTTTGTCTCTGCTGTTTTGTAAAAGTTTTCTTAGCCATGCTCCTCCTCCTAATTTCATGTACTCTTCATACTCGCTTTCGGTTACGCGAATACCGATAGTTTTGCCGCTTTTGGTTAGCTCACTCTTGGGTCTCGGCATTCTTTCTCATCCCTACAATTGAATCTTGAAAACGATACTCACAACTATGCTGGTCGCCAGCAGACTTAGTTATAAATACCAACCCACACTCAGTGCAATACCACGCCGTGCCTTGGGCAACAATGGTTGACTTGTTTGGGTGCATACCTTTCTCTCTGCCAAAGAATGTTCTTATACGTTCAAGCATTTTGTTTCCTCCATCTTCTACACAAATCTCTTGCTTCTTTGCTCTTGGGTTTCCTGTCGCACATCTCGCTTATGGATTTCTCCTTTGCTTGCACCTGCAACTGCGCTGGCGTAATGGGTTGTGGCGGGGTCATCCCCTGTGTTAAATATGCAACCCACACACTTGCGCCAATAGTCAATAGCACTGCAATAGTTATTTCAAACTTCATGTCTACCTCCTTTTAGCTCTTACACGTGCCGAACCTTTAACTACATTCCAATCTGTGCTGGAATTACGAATGCTGACTGAGAGCGTACTCATACCAATACGTATTCGATTTTGGCGGTATTTGCTCCTTTCATTTGTCATATCTTTGTCTCTGTCAGTATTTTGTAACGACGTGGTGTACTTAGATGTTTGTAGCTTCTTTAATAACAATACATCTTTCTCAGGGGGTTGTTCCCATAGGCGTTTACTTATCTTCTCTAGGTGCGCCGCCATATAAGCTCGGGCAGGGAGTTTCCAAGGTGCGCCCTTGTGGGGTAAACGTAACAGTGGTGGGTCAATATCATATGTCTGCTTCCCAGTAATACTGGTAAACATATGCATAGCATCTAACAGACTACCACTGTTACGCCACGTTTTTATTAGACACGCATCCCAGTATTCTTGTGGTGTACTCATGCTTCCTCCTTATGCTCCGCAAGCCTCGCCTCAAGACGCTTAATCCGTTCTTCGTTGTATTGCATGGCGGCATTGGCATACTCAGCGGCGGTCTCGGCCTCCAGCTTGCGTAAGTGTGCCTCTTGCAGTTCGGTGTAGATCACCTCAGAAATAGTCTTTGACCTGAGAATGTCTTTGATGTACTTGATTGTTGTCTCTCGGAAGTTCATACCTTCTCCTTAATGTCCAGCACCATGTGACCTTCGCTCCAGTGGTAGCCGATAACTTCCCACTCTGCGCTAGAACTGTGAATTTTTATTGGCTTGTGCATTGCCTCGGCTATTTCGCACACGGGCTGGTTAGGGTCACTGTCGCCTTCAAAGACAACGAATTCAATTGGTGTCATGCTATTTCCTGTCATGCTTCCCTCGCTTTCAACATTGCGTCTGCAATTTCATAAGCCGTCTTTGCAAGCTGTTCGTAGGATGAACCCACGCTTGTTCTTAACATAGCTTTTGCCGCAAAGTAATCTCGCAAGGTCATGCCTTGTTCAGTAATGTGGCTTACGCCTGCTGGCGCTGGAAATGCTGGTGGGTTGTTCATTGGTTTCTCCTTGCTGATCGCCGCTTTCACCGACTCCTTGCGTTGCTTTGCTTGTCGCTCAATGTCATTGAACGCTTCATCTTCTTCATTCATCATCGCCTCCATTCTGCATTGAGTAAACCATCCAACCAATCATGGCGCAGACAAAGACAAACAGTATCGCGCCCAGTGCCAACATTGCTGTCATTACAAGAATACCTGCAATCATTTCTAACATTTGTTAGGTCTCCTCTACTATCAATACAAACACTTCGTCGTTGATGCGGCAACCTGTGTCCGATATGAACTGCTCGGCTTCTACAAGTTTCAACATACCCAACTTACCCCGCATGTCGTCGGGGAGCGTATTATCATCAAACAGATCAATCTTGTCACCTATCTTTACTAGGTATTTACCTCCATCTTTGATGACTAGCGCGGTCTTGCCATTATCGAATTGGCTTCTAATCTTCTCAATAGTTAGCATCTCCACACCTATGCGGTCATTTTCTGTGCGAGCTTTGTTAATTTTTATTTGCTCGGACTCTGCCAGTGTTTTAATATGCTCAAGGAACACAGGAAAGCCAGTTCCCATGATGAACTTATAGGCGGCGGTTTGCACATTGTTTTCATGCTCACTCTTCTCTCTGCTCTTCCTACGCGACTGTTGGCTCATGACACTACTTGCATCTTTCACAGCCTTCTCAATGCGCTCGTTGGGCTTGAGTTTGAAGAACATCTTCTTGGCTTTCAGGATAGCCTTATCCGCATCCGCAGTTCTGTACCCCCCACGGCGAGTCCTGTCCTTACTGATACGCTCGTTGGAGATTTGGATTACATAGTTGCGTCCGTGATACTCCTTGCTGATAGTGCCTAGCACTTCTCCAGCTTCCATTACTACGAACCCTGTTGCTTTAAGGTTATCGCCGGATAAGTACGAAATCTCATCCACTACGAATCGCCACAAAGGATTCAGCACGGCCAGTCGTTGCACAACTGGGTCTATCAACGTATCCACACTCTTTAGCTCTCGGGTACTGTCTTTGATGGACTTTGCCGCTTTCGTGCTGATCTCTACGTTGTTCAGTTCTAATGTATTCATGATTGCTCCTAACAAATGTTATGTCCTACCAATTAAACTTGCCCAAAATAGCGTCCACCTTGGACTTCAACTCGTTACGTGAATCTGCATGTTCCTTGATGTCCTCAATGTCAGCACTCACCATCGCTACCTCTAGCTGTCTACGTGCTTCCTCCAACTTGGGGTCGTTGGTCACGTTCAGCTTGGTCAGCAGTTCACACAACTCTATGGGGTTAGAGATAAGTGTGTCGTGGTAACGCTTCTTGGAATCCTCATCCACATCAGTCAACTTCTCGGATATACCTACTAACATCTTATGCAGACGTTCCCACGGCTCACGCATAGCCTCGGCTAACTTGTTGTCTTGTTGTGCAATGAACTCGCTGCGCATTTCCTCTAGGTCATACGCAGGAATGTCTAAGCGAAAGTCGCCCGCCTCGGGCACAGGCTTGACTGTGCGACGAAAGCCAAACTTCAACATAACATCTGTTAGGTCGGGGTAGTCCTCGGCTTTGTACAGCCCCTTCAACGCAATCGGTGCTTCCACCACAAGACGCGGGTACTCGATGAAGAAGTTCTGACACATCATGTTGAATGTCTGCTCAAACCCATTCATGGTCTGCTTGTAGTCCATGAACAAAGCAGTCGGTAACATGCGCTCACCCTTGTCAGCCCACGGCAACGTGTGCCTGTTGTGATACAGACGAACCCTTGCGGCAAAGTCTGATATGTCTTTGCGTAAGCTAGTACCTGCAAACAGATTCTTCTTGGTCTGCGATGCACCACGTACCGCCCCCGCATCGCTGTTCACCTTGTCGGTGACTTCCCTGTCCAACTTGGACGCAGGCCATACGCTGATGTTCAACTCCACTAATAACGCTGATGAACTAATACTCATGATTTACTCCTTGATTTCTTCAACATCTAACAACTCTGATTCGCCCTCTGCCTTGCTTAGATTAAGCTCGGCAAACATGGCGCTCTCGGCTTCCTCTTGCGACTCGGCCTCTACTTCAACCTGTTGGTAGTACCTGAATACCAACACTCCTCGGTATCGCTTCATGTTCTCTCCTAACATTTGTTATGTTCAGTTCTTGATGTGGATGGTCTTGCCGTTGCCAGCTTCGCCATCAAAGTAGTCGCCCACAATGCACCACAGCGTAGGTGCAGTCCACTCACTGCCCCAGTCATCGCCCACGCAACCATCGGTCAGGATGATGACGCACTCAGGCTTGATGTTCTTCTCCTTGAGATACTCTGATACGCAGGTCGGGCTTGTGCCACCACCACCCTTGGGTCGAGTTGAGTTGATGATGTCGCTCGCTTGCCCATCACCATAAGTCTCATGCCCCACCACCGAGCTACCCCAGTACAGCAAGTCAACACACGCAGGGTTTACCTCTTCCGCGATACCCTTAACCTCGGACAAGAACTCAGCAAGCTCGGCATCTCCCACCGAACCCGATGTGTCAACCGCGATAACCAAGTGACCAACCTTCTCACCGATTAGCGTCGGCATGTACACGCCTGTGGATAAGAACCTACGATTAACCCTGCGCCATGACGATGCGTCCTTGGAATTGCAGATTGATTTCACAAAGTCACGCAACACTTCGCGCCAGTTGACCTTCGGCTCAAGCAAGTCGGCAAGCTCGCGGTCTGAACCATCTTCTCCAGTACCCGCAAGCTTCTGTCGCGCCATCATGCCTTGGCGTATCGCTTGGTCGATCTCGCGCTCAAGCTCACGCTTCTCCTCCTCGGTCATGTCCTTGGCTTCGTCCCAATCGTGGTCGTCGAACCCATCCTCGCCATCTTCGCCCCCGTCACCATCCTCTTTCTCCTGCTTGAGTATGTCGAACACTTGCTTGGTGTTCATGCCACGGAATCGCTCGTCGATCAAGCCCATCACCTTACCCGCCATCTTGTGCCCCTTGGGGTAGCGCGGCATCGCAATGATTGACTCGGTTGGATCGAGGTCTTTGAGCATGAGGTTAATCACGTAGTCACAAGCCTGATTTGCCAGCCTGTGGTTCTCGTCGTGGAGTTTCTTCCATGTGGTCAGGTGTCGGTACATCTTGTGTCCGTTCTCATGCGCCACTACGAAATTCAACTCTTGGTCACGCAACTCACTCACGAACTTGCGGCCATACCGCTCATCGCGCCCATTGGTGCACGCCGTTGGTACTGCATCCACTACGCTAGTACGCCCAACCATCATCACGCCAGACAGCAACGCGAATTTGGGATTACGCATCAGCGTTATCTTCGCCTTCTGAACTTTCCGTTCTTCTAACATTTGTTATCTCCTTCGTTTAACATTTCACATACCTTCTGACATACTTCTTTACTCTCGTTCTTGAACAAGGTGTTCCAGTCCTCGTCCCTCACGCACCAACCCAAGACAACTATTTCCCCATGTCGATTGGTTGCGGTTATCCACTGCACAAAGTACGGTGCTTCCCCCTGCTTACGCAGTTCTTCGTAGAAGATGTCCGTAATCTTCACAGCAAGTCTTGGTTCTTGGCTACCCAGTTGCTGAATGCCTTGGAACTGAACGCAATCGCTTGCTTGTCCTTGGACTTGGCAATGTTGATAGCGAACACAGCTTGCCACTCGGCATCGAATCGCTCTAGGTATTCCATGAACGGAGTAATCGTGTCCTTGGTGATACGCGAGATAGCACCGAACACCACAATCGCACAAGCCCCCGGACTTGTAGGTATCTTCGTAGTCTTAGGGTTGTCGATGGTTGCTTCCCATGTTGGCAGTTGGTCAGCGAACTCGATGTACGCTTGCATGTCCCGCGCACCACTCTCACCCAACGCACCAGTCAACGCCGCAATCACAGCATCGGGGTCGTTGTGCTTACGAGATCTAACAATG